CTTCGAGCAGGTCTTGCCATCCCTTGGATGCCATCATGTCGAACCTAGCCTCGTAATAGGCTTGTAATTCTTTATCCACAGTTTCTCCTTATTAGGACTGTGTTGTATTTCTACAACATATTCTTATTATACCATATTTTTATAGATTTGTCAAGTATTTACTGGACTTTTCTATTCATTTGTGCTTCTACAATATTTTCCTTGGTCTGGATTTCTCGTTCCTTAAGGATTAGATCTGCTATTTTTGCACGGCGGTCAAACTCTCCTTGTTGTCCTCCATCTAAGTTAGCAGTCACTGACTGAATAACTTTAGCTCTTAACTCTTCAGGAGCAAGCTGTGCTTCAACCAAAGTTTTTTGAGCTTTAGCCATAGCCTCTTGAGCGTCAGCTTGAGACTCTGCAGCCCTTGAATTAAGTTCATTAATTTGAGCTTGGACTAATTGAAGCTGGGCTTGTACCTGTGCCTGTTGAATTGCTTGTGTTTCAGGGTTAGGTTGATTCATTTGATCAAGCGCAGCAGCTAACTCTTCTTTATTCGACAGACTAGAACCTTTAATAATACCTTTTAGCACCAACGGCAAAACTGGAGATTCTGGTCCAAGGGTTTGCAGTAGGCCAATGAACTGTTGCTGCTCGTACTCCCTAGCAACCATGCCAAGAGTGGAGGCAGGGGTAAACTGGAAGTCACGGCTAGGATAACGCTCTGGGTCAAACTGCATATACCGATAGGCGACCTTTTTAATCAGAGGGATTAGGAAGTCATCCTGGAAGTTCATCAGAGCCTGCTTGTTCTTCTTAATGATAGAAGACATAGCCAGGGACATAGACGCACCACCAGCCTCACCAGAAGCCACTGCACGGGTCATGGCTTGGCTATCAAGAGTACCTGTGGCCTGAAGCAGCATGGTTTCAAACTGCTGGGCAGTCTGGATATTAGCTGCATCAGTAGAACCAAACTTAAACGGGAATAGTATCTCGTTAGGATTACCGTTAGTAAGTAGTGTCTTTCCAGGTTGAACCTTATAACTTACACCTCGTGGTAGTCTTGTAGCGTCTGCGGCCATCATAGGAGCCGTAGTAAGAGCCAAAGAATCAAGATGACTACGCAATTGGGCATCAATAGCCTTCTGCATATTGTAGCCTTTTTGTACTGTCCCCATACCAACCAATCGACCAGGAACCTTTTCAGGTGTATAGGTTACAATTGGACGGTCCTTCATCATGTAAGGATTGGATTCAGCTTTAAGAAGATACTGATTGTTAGCGATAACAACTACAGCTTCAACTAAATCGCTATATGTATCTGCATCGCTATCTTCTGGAAATAAATCAACTACTTCTTTACCTTCGTTTTCAAGTTGTTTTAAATATTCACGAGGAACTAAACCGTAGTAACGAAGGATTCGGACCTTGTCTTCTTGGTATAGTGTATCCAATTGATTTGGCTCAAGAGCATTATCAGTATACTC